CATCGGAATCAGGATCTTTGCTTCCGGCTTCAGTCCCGTTCCCCCGGCCTCCGTGATGTCGTACTGGTTCAGGCTCATTTCCTCCGCCTGTACCGGTATCCGTTCGGAAACAGGATCTTCACCGACCTCATGCGCGTCCGGCGAGAAAGCGATCAGCACAATGTCAACCAGCTTTCTCATCCCTCCGCCCCCTTGTATTTCCTGCTCATCCTCATCTGCCCTTTCAGGCTTTTATAGGTTGTCAGCAGGTTGTCATGGTTCGGCGGATTTCCGATGTTCATGCTGCAATACGCCGCGCAGGCCGCGAATACCAGCTCATCCTCTATTGAGCTGTTGTCCACAACTTCCCACACACCGTCATTCAGTTCCATTTCGATGTCACATACACCCTCCAGCGTGATCTGATCCATTTGCAGATCCCTGACAGCCGCCTTTGTCCACAGAACAATCTGTGCGTCATAGCTGCTTCCGCTGATCCGGTTCTGGAGCATCTTTTTCACTTCCGCAAACATGCTTTCACCTTCTTTCCGCCATATACTCTTCATACAGCTTCCGCGTGTACAGGTGTCTTGCCGGACAGTGAGTGTCAATCCACATCTCAAAGCCGTGGCAGGCCGCCCTCACGCAGAAATGCCTGTCTTCTCCCCGCAGCGCACTGTGGATGCACGGGATCTTTTCATAGCTCACTCCGGCCTCAAAAACCTTGCGCTTCACCAGCGTCAGCGCCCCCGTCATCCCCACCTGGTACAGTCCCGGTTTATGCCATTCCTCCGGCATTCCGAAGCTCTGGTCATACATCCAGGCATTGCACCAGTATTTTCCGTTCGGTGCCTGCGTCCAGAAGATCTCACTCACGATATCCTTGTCCGCGTTCAGCAGGTGGTAGAGCGTCCACGGATCAAGCACAATGTCCGTGTCCACGGATAACCAATAATCATATCCGCCGTCCAGCATCTCGCGGATTGTCCTGTTCCGCAGCTCTCCCATCTTCCACATCAGGTCAAGCGTCCAAAGATGATCGTTATGTGTTTTTTCATAGGCTTCCCCGGTCTCCGTCACATCAATTCTTGCGTTCCGGATGTGCGGGATCACCTCATTGCAGTCATTTACAACAAAAAACCTGTCAACCGTGAAACCTTCCGGCACCTCCAGCCGGTCCAGGCCGTCCTGGTATGCCTCAAATATGTCCACGTCCTGCCGCAGCGGTGCGGTGATCAGGATTCTTTTCATGTGGCTGGCTCCTCTCCCGGATAGATCGGCACATGCGCGATGTGGCCGATCCGCGCCGTAGGCTCACACCAGATTTCATATCCGCATTGCGTTGCCCTCCGGCAGAATGCCGTATCCTCCCCGTAGTTGATTCCGTCAACCACTTCCGGATCAAACGGATTGCCGTACCGGCTCTGCACTTCCTTGATGATCTCTGTGCTGATCATCGTGCAGGCCATGCCGCAGCCCGCTACCCTGAACGGCTCAATGCCGTATTCTTTCACCCTGCGCACCGGATTCAGGCTGGTGAAGATGCAGCTGCTGTATGGTGACCGCCTTCCCTGGAATGCACCGCACACAAAGTCTTTGCCGCAGAAGCACAGCGTTTCCACAACGGTCTCATCAAAAACCATGTCACTGTCCAGGAAAAGGATGTGTGTGAAGTTCTCGCATACCGCCTTGCTTGCCAGTTTGTTCCTGGCCAGATAGATCAGCGTTCCGCTCAAAATCTCCGTGTGATACCGGATGCCCTCCCTTTGAAGGTGCTGGCACAGTTTTAAAAGGCTGTTTACAAAGTCAACGTGCATGTAGTCCATGCACGGCACCGCAATCAGCAGTTTGAAAGGCTTTTTCATTTTCTCGTCCTCGTAGACTTTGGTTTGTTTTTCGCCTCCGGCGTTTCCTTCGGCTGAACCTCCGCCTCCGGAGTCTCTTTCACTTTCTTGTCTTCCGGCGTTTCATGCACCTCAACGGCGCTGCCGGTAGAAAGCAGAAAACCGGCCTCCGCCGGGGAGACCTCAACGATCTCCCCGGGGTAATGCCGGATTCTGGCTTCCCGCAGAAGTTTTACCTTCATAGGTTAGCCCTCCTTGTGTTATTAGGTGGTAACGGCAGCCGCCTTCTTGACGTTGCACAGCATACCGGGGCCGGTGACGCCGTGTCCGGCGTACTGGCGGCCATGCACCTTCACCATGTCTTTTTCGGCTTCTGTCACATCATCATACTTGGTGATGATGCCCTCACCTTCAGGATAGTTCACCTGCACGGCGTTCAGATCGCCCACGATCATCCACACCGCATTATCGGATGCGGCGGAGTAGGCAGGCAGAGCGGAGCTGTACAGCACAGTCAGGCCATCATACGGATCAACGTTGAAGTTGCCCGCAACCTTTGCCTGGTGGAACGCTGCGGAAGTCTTGCGGTTGATGATCACAACCACGTTTTCCGCCTCGTCAGTCAGTTCAGCCTCCGCGGTCACAACCACGGACAGGTCAGGAGATCCTTCGATCTTCGGAATACCCACGGCGCTGCCGCTGTGGCTGGTGCTTGCGCCGGTGATGTCACCGATTACCAGGGAAGCCAGTTTCTTGATGATCTGGTGGGCCAGTTCACGGTACACATAGGAAACCAGCGGTTCGCCGCCGATGGCAACGATCTCGTCACTGAGCCGGATGAACTTCTTGATGTTCTTCGGCTTCAGTTCGACCACGCCCAGGGTCAGGTCTTCCTCTGTGATGGCCGTGGTGCCTTCACCGTGTTCATACGCAGGATCAGCAGCCCGTTCAAACGGCACCTTCAGGTTGCCCTTGAATCCGGTCTTCCGGACGCGGTTCAGGATCTCGTCCTTTTCCCAGGCGGTGCGGATGATTGTGTCAACCAGCGTAGGAACAGGAAGCTGTCCGTTTGCAGCCGCATTCGCGGTCAGCAGCGCACGGCATTCCTTGTCATCTTCGCTGATGATGTACCGTGCGTAAGCATCCAGATACTCCTTGCTGGAGCGGATCTCATCCACGGTCTTGCTGGCCGTTTCGGCCTTGCGGCTTTCGCCCACGGTAATCCCGGCGGCTCCGTTAGCGATCTGCTTACGGATCTCTTCCGCCTTCTGGGCGGCGTTGCGCAGGTCATCGGCGTTCTGCCGCAGTTCTTCCATTTCTTTCTTCAGCGCGTCCAGATCAGCGCCTTCCTGCTCCATCTCCTGAAGGATGGCAGCCTTGCGGGTTTCGATTTCCGCGAGAGTCTTATACTTCATTGTTTTCTCCTCCTCAAATCATTTCCGCCATAATGGCAATCTGTTCTTTCTTCCTCCGCTGGGCCTCAATGGCAAGCCGCTCCTGCTTAACCTCTGTGATCACTCCCTCACAAAGATTCCTTGCGGATATTTCAGTTGCGTCATTCGCTGGCAATGACACAGCAGAAACGTCATATAGTTTTTCAATGGCGGTGATCTTCCGGTGAACCTTCACGTTCCCGGTCACCACGTCCTCCTCAATGGTTCGCTCCGCAGTCTTCACCCGGAAGCCGAAACTCATTTTGGTGGTGTACCCTCCCTTGATTTCTTCATACAGCTGTCGGCCCTGTTCCGTTCCGCCCAGATCCGCCGTGATCTTCAGACCGTGTTCGTCCGCCTCCAGCTTCAGCGTTCCGTTGCCGGTTCTCGCAAACACCCGTCCTTCATGGTCATACTGCATGATCACATCACTCATGTCAGTCTCCGCAAAGGCGTTCCCGTCTACGCTCTCCAGCACCTGGTAACGCTCGTCACCCCACAGCTTGTATTCCTCGTTGAATGTGGTCGCGTACCCTTCAACGACCTTCCGGCCATCCTGTTCCTCGCGGATCTCAATCCCCGCCAGGTTGATGCTCCGGTATTCCCGTTCATTTACCTTCACCGGCATCTTCTGTCCCTCCATTTCCACCGCCGCTTTTTCCTTCCGGCGGATTCGCTATGTCGTAGTATTCACCCCGCGCCGGGATCTGGCTGCCGTAAGGCTCCGGCAGCGGCGGCAGGTTTTCAATCTCCCGCAGTTCGTTCCTGGTCATCAGCCCGCGGTCTGCGTTCGTCTTGATGGCCTCCAGCTTGTCCTTGTTGTTCATGTACTGAAGCCGGTTGCTGCTGAAGAATATTTCATTCCCGTATCCTGTCCGCTCCCGGTCTGTGAACAGCATCCCGCTCACGGTCTCGCTCAACTGGATAGCCAGCCACTCGATCAGTCCCTCATAGAACGCCAGCCATTCGTCACCAATCGCTTTATTCTGGATGATGTTCTCGTTCACGCCGAAGTAGTCGAACACATTTGTTTTGATGTGTTCCTGCTGCTCTTTGTCAATCGTGAACCCTGCAGCCTTCATCTCGTGGATATCTTCATACGTGTTCGGGAAAATAAGAACACCCCCGGCGGTCTTCTTGTTGCCGAAGGTGAACTTATTGAACCGTTCCATTTCCTCTCCGATGTCCTCATCGGATGCCCAGTTGTCGCTCTTTGCGTAGAACCTGTAGCTATTGCCGTTCTTGATGCCTTCCGTGATGCCCTGCCGCTGCATGTTGATCAGATCCAGCACCGGCTTCAGTGCTTCATTGTTTTCACCGAAAAGCTCATTTTTGTACTGGAACCGTGTGCAGATGCCTACCTCCGCCAGCCGTTCCGCCCGCCGCTTGTTGTTCGACAGGATGAACCTGATCCACGGTTCATTTTCGTATTCAACCAGTTCCCAGCTCTCCGGCACAATGTTGATAATACCTGTCGGTGTGCCGTCCTCCGCCCTGGTCTTGATGATGAACGCATTGTTCCTCGCGCCCAGCACCGTGGCGAACTGATAAAGGAACTTGCTCCACTCCTGGAACCTGTTCGGCCTCACCTTCAGCCTGCTCTGAAGCTCCGGCAGCGCTGATCCTTTTGTGTTCGGCTTCAGCTTTGCCGTGTGCCGTCCCCATGCGTCCAGGCTTGCCCTGATCAGGTCTGCTTCATAGACCGAACCGCGCCAGGTAGTCCAGGCGGGCGTGTATCCCTCCAGCATCCGGAAGATCTGCGCATTTTTCAGTTTCGCAGGCTGTTCCTTCCTGCCGAAGATCATTTCAAAGAATCCCATCCGTCAATCACCCCTCCGCCTCCCCGGCGTTCTTTTCCGTCTCTTTGACTCTTCTCTTGTTCTGCAACCGGCTGCCCAGCTTGTCCCACTTGAACACCCTCATGGCCAGTGCGTCCAGCAGCATGGCTGTTCCGTCAACGTGTGCCTTGTTGCTGATCTTCACCAGCATTTTTCTCGGATGCGCCCTGTCCTGTCCGCTCTCCATCTTCATGGCGCTGTCCGCCAGGTGGATCTTGAGTAGGT